TCCATGTGGGCTGTGACAGTTACGTCTCCAATTTCATAAGGAGCGCACAATACTGTTGGGAATTGGTCACCGCCGGCATAGACCTTCTCTACGGCTGCAGTGATTTCGCCACCAGAGACCTGAGCGAACAGGAACTCGCCCCACGAAGGAAGTGTGTCATCCTCGCGAACGATGTTACAGACGATCTGGCGCTGTGAAAGTTTATGTGGTCCACCATGTGGCATTTAAGTACCTCCGTCTACACCACTGAAGTGGTGAGGTTGCTCTTGACGATATCGACATTGATCTGGTCGCCGACGCTAGACACGCGAACGCCGATCTTTGCCTTCACGAGTCCATCAGCCAACTGTGTAGCGGGGTTGAGGCCCGTGTCGCACTTGACGGTGTAACCCATGTCGATTCGCTTGCCGATCTGATCGAAGGCTTCGTATAGAGCCCCACTGATTCGGCGTGGTTCCAGAATGGCGACCAACCGTGCCTGAACAGCGGCGAAAATGTTTCCGCGACCGTCGATAACACTGAAGACCAACTCTTCTAGAGCCTTGTTGGCGTCGTAAACGATGCCATTGATTGTGTCCTGTGATGTGATGTATCGGAAGTTCGCTGTGTCGTTTGACAGGGAGCGCGCTCCGTAGACCCGGACGGCTCCGTCAATAACCCGAAGGCAGTTGACATTGTCGAAGTCCAGGGCATTACCTGATGCTGCGTTGGCTTCGGTTTCAAGCGAAGAAACCCATTTAGCGATAGAAATGGTGCCTGCACCCGGTTGATGGGAGCCTTTGCCGTTGTGGGCGCGTGCCCGAGCGGCTGCAACATATCCGTCCGGTGGAATCTTGCGAGTAACACCGACGAGAGAAGTTGGAACATTGACCCAAGGCCAGTAGAGCGCACCGTGTTCGGTGTTGGACTCGTTGCCTCGGATTGTGATTCCGAGGGTTTCGGCCTGAGCGACAGTTTGTGCCGCCGCCGAGTGGATGATTGCGATCCTGTTGTGAGTATTAGCGTGAGCGAGCAGACCTTGGTACACGGCCTGAACCTCTGATTCCGGACACGAAACAGCGCCGACACCATAAGCGTCGTTGAAGTTTGTTAGGCCGGCAACATAGTGTGCAGAGGTCACGTTGGAGCGGTCATCGTCGCCCGCTGCAAGGTTCTGTTCGCTACTGTAGGTGTCCACCAATCCGCCACCCTCATCCGTCACTGTGACGTAGTAGGAGGCGATGGCGCTGGCGGAGAACTTGCTGACGATCTGATCGCTAGCCGTAGTGTCGTTGGCTACGAAGATTGCTGTGCCACTAAGAGAAAGGGTGACAGTCTTGCTGTTGGCGACACTACCTACGGCAGTGCTAACTGACAGAGCGGAACTCCACGCACCGGGACCGTTGGCGGTGAAAGTAACCGTGTCGTTGGATCCGTCGGTCAGGGTTACAAACCCTGTAGTGGCCGATGGACCGGCAACACGGCTAATCCAGCACTGTGAACCACCCTCTTCAAAGAAGGTCTCCACAGTTGGATGCAAGTACGAATAAGACTGGTATTGACCATAAACGGACTCAAAGTCCAAAAGGCTCGCACAGAGCGTGGCCTTGTTGGTCGGGCCTCGATCGGCAAGCCCGCAGAAAAAAGCCTGCGAGGATGGCCGAATAGTGTTCCCGATTGGGCCACTTCGTGTTGCAGTTGAAATCGTTACGCCAGGCATATGAACCGTCCCGTTGGTATTCGTCTAATATTGTACGACGACCCTATGAGGTCACCGTGCAACTACTACCCATAAGATTACCACTACAGAGGCTCTGAAGAGTCATCCTTCTAAAGTCCATTACTAATCGGACTTTTCTTCTTGGGTATGGCCGCCACCAGTTTTAGTGTCGGACTTTTTTACCTCTTTCTCACGAGGCTTTGCTCTATCGGCAGCAGGGGCTGAACATAGGGCAAGACTTCCGTTATCGAGGAGTGCTTGTGTGGTTTTATCTACTGATGACAACCCCCCACAAGTTTTTGTTGGCAGAACATGCCCCTCATCGGTAACCGTAAAATTTGACAAAGATGTATTACGCACCCAAGTCAATCCATCAGGATCACTGAGGTGAGACGCGTGGTCTGAATGCTTGAAAGTTTTATCTGCCATGAGATGATTGTACCTTATTAGTTGCTTATGGGGTGGCCGAGAGCATCATACTCTCTCTTTATTACCACCGACTTACGTTCGATCGCCTCCGCAATGTTTGGATAGTCGGGGGAACATAGCGTCAATGAAAAAATGGGAGCCCTGTGTCCATATTTGCATGTCGTCAAGATGTATCCACTGTTGTTGTGGATTACTACAGAATTGGCGCGGTCATAGTCAAAAGCATCCGGGTCAAGAACACTGTTTAATTCCTTGCAGACACAATCGGTTTCGACTATCGGCATCATTCGGAAGCACCCCCTTGAGCCAAAGTGGATGCGAGTGTGAGGGTGTCCTCAACTCCAACATTTTTAACCCCGAAGGAAACCCCGTCCTCGTCGACGTGGCCGTAAGCCTTACGCATGACAACCTCATCTAGAGACAGTTCATACCCTAAATATGCACCAGCCAAAAATCTTTCACCTTTGAGGGGGGTCAAATCTGAAAACTCTTCCCTCATGCCAGATTCATCAATTTCAGCACGGAAAGTTCTCGTGGTGTCTGTGGCCTGGAGGCTCGGATAATCAAGCAGTGCAGAACGCACGACAGTTGTGAGGCGGTCGCGTTGGAGTGTCGTCTCCTCGGAATTGCTGGATCGACACCAAACGTAGGTCCTCATATTGTAGGACATCCGATATTCGGGCGAGTACTGACTCGTTGCGTAGCCAATGCGTTCCATGTTGTTGGTCGTCAGGGCAACCGTAATTATGGTGGGCCACTTATCCAGTGCCACTGGTTCATAACTAAGGTATCTAGCAGGAAGAGGCAATTCAGAATCAGTCAATAGCCAGCCGTTCCTGTAATCAAGTATGCGGTCTGGAAGATCTGATTGAAGGTAGTCGGTGACATACTGCTTGGCAAAATGAGCACCCTGCATCAACTCATGTTTAGGAAGTGTTGGCATTAGAACAGGTCTCCATCTCCGCCATCTTCAAGGTATTCTCTGATCATCCTACCCCAACGCTTATTCGCTCCTGCCGGCTCAAAAATGATTTCGCGTTTAGCCATATGTTCCGTTCCATACTGATGGAACTTTGCTACCCGAATATTACTTAGACTGAATTCGGCCTTGTGGCGATCAATGTCAACTTCCACTCCACGCAAAGAGGAGATGGCCTTAAAGAGTTCCCCAGTCTGTACGAGTGGTGGTGCACCCGGGTAATTGGCGGCTTTCCAAGACGCATACTCCGCGTCTAAAGGAGCCCAACCCCCCACTGCGAGACCATTGGCTGTGAAGTTCTTGGTCCACGCTTTTTGTAACTCGTCACGAATTTCCTCTAGGGGGTCTTTGAAGTTCCTACCCCGTCGCTTTATGGCATCGAGTTTGTTCTGAGCCTCATCGTCGTCGTAGTCGACATCAATATCGATGCGCATTATGAGATCCTTACGCGCCGGTACCTCTTGAGGGCGAGTAGTTCTTTCTCCAAAAAGCCGATTTCCGCCAAGGTGGTTTCCCGTGGGTCAAGGTCTTTAATGCCCACAACGTCGTCATGCATGTTCTGCATTTCCCGAGCCGCTGCGCGTAAAATCATCAACTTGAACATCGGAATATTAGCGCCAGTCAAACCCGCCGTATAAGTGACCGTGATTTTGTCATTAGGGGAACTGCCATATACGTCAATTCCATAACGGCGAATAACATAGTTTGTGTGTTCGGCTAAAGTTTCGACAGAAGCGCCAACAGATGCAGGGGTGCGGGTAACAGATGTGACTGTTGCGATAGGACTGTTGCGAAGGTAAACCGTTTCAGGAGGGTCGGTAAAGGTTTGAATGGTGGGCCAGGCTCCAGAGGTTGTGTCCGAATTGTCGTAGTTCTTAAAAAACGATCCCATTGGGACACCAACATGGTCTGACCCCATCACATGCACTTCATTGGTGTATGTGTTGACCTCAACAGGACGACCTAAATAGGTTTCCATTTCAGACTGGAGACCCGCAAGAACGATGTCCGCCGTGTCCTCTTGAAGAGGAGTCAGCGTGATATCCATGTATTTAACAATGTCGGCTTTGGTTACTAATGCCATACGCTTTTACCGCCTTTGCAGGCGAGCCACTAGGACGGTTTGCTCGACTGGGTTCGACCAGTCCTTCGGTTCTGCCAAACTTGACGCGTGATGTCTCGCACGCTCTCGGTTCGGCGCCCCGAAGTCCTCCGCCGAAGGGCGGCGCTCGCGACACGACGACTTCTACCCGCACGTCGTTTGAACCTATCAGCCCAACTAATTTGGATCCAAAAATGCTGCAATGACATGAGTGTCATAAGCAGTCTAAACCCACCGAATATACCTAACTTCATAGAGACTCCTACAGGATTCGAATCTATGTAGAGTCTACCATTCACTACCTGTCGGCGTTGGGCGGCTTCTCTATGGCGACCTTTTGGCGAATAGCCATGTCGCTATCAGTTGTTCCCGGCGGAGCCTCTATCGGAACCCACGCCCTAGAGTAATTGTGATTAGCGACCTTCCGATGTTTGATAATTGAACCGTCCAACATCAATTCAAGTTCATCGAATTTCATACTGAACAAATCGTTATATTGGGCATCGGTCATACGCAGAACACGCCTGAGCGTTTTAACCAACCTGGACAACTTGTGAGCGACCACCGCTCCACGGCCTCGATTTATTTGGATATGAAGAATCATCGCTTCTGTGTCGTCACAGTCAACCCACACAATGGGAACTTTGCCCTCGCAGGCTTCGTTGAGGGGCTTGTTTCCCAGAATCAGACGCAGGCGTTGTCCACCGTCAATAACGTTAGACCCTTCCCGCTGAACTACCAGTGGTGCAAGGATTCCATGCTCGGAAATAGATCTCGCCAACACCAGTAGATCTGGCCTCAAGATGTAAGTGGCTCCCCATTCGGGAATATTCAGCGACTCCCCCTCAACTAGTTCAATCTCCATCCGCCATCTCCTTCATTCGTAATGTGTGGGCACGCGTTTTGGGTCCCACGGGGGTAACCGACCTGGCGCTACCAATTTCCTTCAGTAGTAAATGGCGCAACAGGTTTTCGAATGGGTATGAGTATGGGTCGCGAGCGTGTTTGCGGCGAAACTCTGCGGCGATTGCCATTGCCCGTTTAGTGTTTCCGGGTCCAATCATGTAGGTATTAATGAAATCTGAGACACCTTCCCACCCCTCCTCTGAGTAGAGGGCGATGAATTTCTCTACATCAACGTCTTTCCACCATCGACGTTGGGCATCTATCTGAGGGAAGCACTCGCAGAGGCGGTCAAAGAACTCCGGCTCGGTCGCTACAAGGTCACCAATTCGCCGGATGGCGACTGCATGCAATGGAACCCCAACCCTTGTATTGGAACCAGTGGCTACAGCGCGGTCGTAGTACTTACAGTAGGGGGCGTTGTGTTCTTCTGAGATGAACCTGAAAACATCATTTACATTCCAGTCGTAGATGATCTTGGCCAACTTGAGGGGAACACTCTTACTCAACTTGTAAGGGTTGTTGATGTAGTTCTCATGCAACTTTTGGACAACCGACCTGTAACGAATCATGGACTCGGAGGCTCGGACTCCAGTGATGAAAGCAACCTGCCCGACCTTGCCTTGCATGGTGTATTCATCCATGGATTTGGTCAACGGTTGGGAATGATCTAAACCAAAATGAAATGCAGTAATAGCCCATTCGGGTATGGGGCGCACCAATTTCCCTTCTTTTGCGCGCTCTTCATCCCAAATGATTAGAGACTGTCGTCTGCCTAGCACCCAAATTTCAGCACCGACCGGCAAGCAATACCACTCCATGTCCACCCAGTCAAACTGACGGACCTCATTGACATACTCCTCAACAAGCGGGCTGACCATCTCTTCATCACGGAAGATGACTTTTACTGGACCCAGACCACGCTCTTCGTGAATCTCTTTGGCCAGATACAGAGCCGCTGTGCTGTCTTTGCCCCCAGAGAATTGAACGCAAACCGTATCGAAAGTGTCATAAACGTGTCGGATTCTCTGTCTAGCCGCCTCGACACAAGATATGTCGAGAAACATTCTTTGGCGGCTCATACTTCTGAATGGGAGTCTATAAACGAAAGAATCTTCTGTCCCGTGGTGGCTCCGTCATAACCCGGGTTGTTTCGAAGCCATCGGACAAAGTCGTACCACCGCTTCTGCTGGTCGGGATCATCGAAAACAATTGTGTATTGGACTACCGCACGAGGGGCAGCACCTGGAACGAGAGCGGTACTCCCCTGTACTGCGACATCAGCATGATCCATCGAGTCGTCAGCGACGATTTGTCGTTCTCCATCCTCGCCCTCTTGAACCATTCCAGCCAACATCTCTGCTGCGGCCCCAACCACTTCCCCTATTGCCGGAGTAATAAAACCAATTCCGTC